AAGAGACAGACATATGTATGACGAAGAATATGAGTATTATTTTAATCTTATGATTGGAATTTTGAAAGGAATTAGCAGTAAAAAAATGAAGGCCATCTACTATATGATAGAGGGTTTTCGTGGGGAGTAGTTTAAGCTATTCCCCTTTTTTTTCTTCAAATTTCTTGAATTCTTTATATACATATTCCCAGAATTCGTCAGGCAATCCCATCATCATATTAAAATAAAACTTTTTAAATTCGTTCTTTTCGTTTCCGAGTTTTCCAACATTCTGAAAATATTTCATATCTTCTGGGATAAACATATTCTCGTCGCCGCCGGCACCTGTGCGTAACCAGTTTTCGTTTACGTATTTTCCTTTTATAGGTTCCATACATAGAAATTTTATATGTTTTGGTGTAACTTCTCGTGTTCCTCCCTCAATATTACTTACTCCAGATCGTTTGATTCCGATTATATTTCCTATTTCTTCTTGGCTCATTCCTAAGGCTTTTCTCAATTTGTTAAATCTGACATTTACATCATTCACGTTATCACCTCCATAGTTATACATTACCATATGCCAGGCAATTTGTAAATAATAAAATGCCACAAACGTAACAAAAAAGTATTGACAAAAGTACGTAAGTGGCTTATACTTGTCACATACATAACATAAAGAGGAGGTGAAAAGAATGAAAGCAAATACTAATTTGACACAAGAAGTAATTAATAAGCGATTTCAACAGGCAGAAGAGATGTCTTCTATCTGGGAGAACAGTCCTAAAGAAGTGCAGGCGTATTTGTCAGGCTGTATCGTAACGGCGGTAGCACTGGCTGGGCAGAAGGATGGTACGAAAAAAGCTGGATAAGATTTGTATATGGTACGTTGACACTTGAGGAGGTGATAGAGATGAACGATGTATTAATGTCGAACGGTGAAATCTTTAGTGGTGAAGAAATCGGCAAACTCACCAAACAAATAATCAGTGTGTTTGCCGAGAAGAAGATGAGTGTAGATAAGTCAAAGATCATACTAAAAAGAGTATCAGAGTTACTAGGAGAGTACTCAGTAGTAGAGTTTACAGATTTTTAAGTAACAGTTCTTGCAATGAATAAGAGATCCCAGTGAGTTCTTTATCTGGTGTTGCGTATTTTTGCGTTGGCATTGCAGCTGCGGCAGTAAGATCTATATCCAGTTCTTCTGTATACTTTTTAGTGGAAGATCTGTATTGAATTGTAAAATGGACAGGTTTATTAATTTTTGAAAAATCTAAATAACAGGTTTTGGACTGTCCAGGGGCGATGGTACATTTTGCAAAATCATCAATATAATTTTTTGGGTTTTTGATACCATAACATCCGGAAAAATCGAAATCAGTATCAAATTTTTCCATATATGCTGGAGATTGTCCAAAGTTCTTCACAATAAGGTAAAACATTGGAATTCCGGGATTTATTGACTGCGCATATACAGAAATAACAGGTCGACTTGATTCCTCAATCATTCTACTGTTTTGTCGGAGCGTGATAACAGATATGATGATTGCAATCAAGCTAGTCAATAAAGAAATTAGTATACCGAACATTTGTATTAAGTCGGATACAGAAAGCGTAATGTTGTTTAAATCCATATGCATTTTTCCTTCATTTGTACTCGGCGTGGTAACGTCTGTACTTAGATTATAGGAGATCAGGAAAGAAATAGCAATAAGGATATAGGAAACAAGTACAACCCGTAGCACATAGAATCTACCAGAGAGGGGTGGTGAGATGGAACTTAACAAGGAAATCGATATGCGAAAGGTTATGACATTGCTAGTAACGCTATTAGCAGAGCAGGAGGGGCTTGAAGTTGATTTTACCTTTAAAAAAAGAGAAGAAGTACATAAAGAGGAAACCGCTTGATAGCGGTACCAGTGGACAAGCTATTTTGAGGAAGGCGCATGATTGTACCATGATGAGAAGAAGCGATAGAAGTAAAAGGTCAGGAGTATTGAACATTATGTGGAATCTGAAACATATTAAAAGAAGAAACCCCAGGAGCTGCAACTCCCAGGGAATCAGGTATTTAAATAAAAAAACGATATTCTTATTATAAAGGATTTAACGGAGGTTTGCAACAAAAAAATGGCAGGAAGACCACCCAAAAAGAATTTAGATTTTTCCGGGTGGGATGTTGATATTTTCGATAATGACACAAAGATTGATAAACTATTAGACGCCCAGGGCTGGAACGGATTCGGAATTTATTTTTATCTTTGCCAGCGGGCTTATGGATCAGATGGATATTTTTACCGATGGAGCTATGACGATTGTGCAACGACCTCGCGGAAGATGGGCGGCGGCATTGGTTCCGGTACTGTTCGTGAGACAGTGGGTTACTGCTTGCAAATTGGTCTCTTTGACAAGGGGCTGTTTGAGAGGTGGGACATCCTTACCAGTAGAGGTATCCAAAGAAAATATTGGATAGCGATAAAGGACAGAGACATTAAAAAGGTTATCGCTGATTATTGGCTTTTGCAAGATAGCGAGTGCAAAGGTTTATTAAAAGAACCATTAAATAATAATTTATCGTCAGAAAATAGCAATATCCCGCCGGGAAATACGAGTTTCGAGGGAGAAAATAGCAATATTCCCCCTATAAAGAAAAATAAAGAAAAGAAAAGTAAAGAAAAAGATAATAATGCCGAAGTGGACGAGTTTTTTGATCGTATATGGGCTTTATATCCTCGAAGGACCGGAAAAAGTTCTGTGAAGGCCGCTCAAAGAAAAAAGCTCTTCAAAATAGGGTATGATGAATTAAAAAGAGCAGTAGAAAGATATTCGGCGGAGAAAGGCGAAACTGACATTAAGTACTGGAAGTATGGTTCTTCATTTTTCAATACAGATTATAAGGACTATTTAGATAGTGCCTATGAGGGAGGTGAAAGCAGTGGCAACATTGGAGGCAACACTAAACAGAATGAAGGCGGACTTAGCGGAGAAGCGCTCAAAGCCGGGATACGTACCGACGATTTTACCGGATTTTGATGGAGTTTGTCCACTTTGCAAAGGAAAATTGTGGATATTCTATCAGGAAAACGGCTTAGAGATGGCAAAACCGTGTGAGTGTCAGGATAAGGCTATTCTTTCAAAGCGGCTTAGATTTGCGGATATTCCAGCCGCCTACAAGGACTTAAAGTTAAATCCATTCAATATACACGCATACCAAACTATTGATGGCCGGAATTTAGCGGCCATAGCGGCAAAAACGGTTAAGTATTATCTCGACAACTTTCCAGATATGCAGAGCCGCGGCATGGGGCTGTACTTTTTTTCAAACGTTAAGGGATCAGGAAAAACCAGAATGGCGGCCGGTATTGCAAATGAGTTATTAAAATCTCATCAAGTCAAATTCGCGGTATCCACAACTATAATTCGTGAGATAAAACGGACATGGGAGAGATCAGGAGCCGGTGCACGTGAGGAAGGGAGGCAGAATGAGAGTCAGCTTCTCGATGCGCTGGGAATGACGGAAATCCTGATTATTGATGATTTCGGAACGGAGCAAGTCGCACCTTGGATTAATGATAGATTTTACCAGATCATCAATGACCGGTACGTAAATAAAAAGGTTACGATTTTTACAAGTAATGTAAAACTTGAAAAATTGCAATATGATGATCGGATTACAAACAGAATATTGGAATCAACATATCAGATTCATTTTCCGGAGGAGTCAATACGCGGATACATAGCCAAAAAGAATACTCAGGAGATGATTCAGAATCTTAAAGGAGATGCAGATGGGGAAACGTGATTGGGTGGAACACAATGCTTGCAGGTTCTGTAAAGGAAGCCATATGCATTCATGTGGACATATAAGCTGTTTTTCGGCAATACAGGTGGCAGAGAAATATTACGATGAGCATAAGGCGGTGATTGAAAATGAAAATGGGATTAAGAAGCATTAATGAAAGTCTTCGGGAGGCGGTGGATATACCAGGGAGTATATGCATTCCTCTGGATGAATTTGATACCGAAGATTTAAAACGACTGGCTTTAATGGCGCGTGATAATGGGGTAGAGATCAGGATACATAAGGAAGAATCGAATTTTTCGCAGAAGGTGCTTGTTTCGCTCCAGCGATTCGAAGATAGATATATTGATCCACAATCAAAAAAGATTAGATATCTGGAATAGGAGGAGAAGATGGGAGAGGAATTTATAAAACTTATTTCTGATGCTTTTAGCAATACAGAGGAGTTTACAGCAATAGAAGAATCAGAATTCATGACCGATCGGGAAAAAGAAGTTGTTTTGATGTATTACAGAGATAAAAAAAGTCCTACAGAAATTGCAGTGGATTTAGAGTTAAGCAGGCAAAGGATACATCAGCTTAGAAATTCTGCATTAGTTGGTGTAAGAACAACTTTATCAATGGTGTGTATGCCAGACGTTAAGAGGCGTGAATTTTACACCACAGTGACAGAGTTCGAGGACCTGTCTAATCAAAGTAAAAATGCGCTTATGAGAAATAAAATAACAACACCTTCTGATATTATAGACTACATAAAAAAGCAAAAAGGGGTTGCGCCAGAAGAAGCAATTATGAAATTACGCAACATTGGAAGAAAATCAGCAGAAGAAATATGTGGATTTTTAAAAGTAAAAAGGCTGCTGATATAAGTTAATCTTTGGAGGAAAGCGATGTATAGAGAAGATGGCTGGATAGAAGGACATTATATCGATAATCACGTGAAGTATGAATGTCGAGATTGCGAAAGGCAATTTATCATAGGAGAAAAGTTGCTTGAAGATGCTCCACTTGGGTACCCAGTGTGTCCGTATTGCGGGCAATCAAATGTAGAGCGTATATCATGGACGGAAGATGATCAATTAGGGGAACTTGGTGCTGAGATGGGATGTTTGGCAATCTGCATGGATGAGGAAAATTAATATTTACCGAACTAAGACTTGACAAATAAGGAGGTTTTGTCATGGCAGATTTAAAGAGCGTGGCCGGGCTGTTTTGTATGACTGTTTCGGAGCTGGAGCAGTTTACCGGATACAGCCGCCAGGAGTTGCACCGGGTGATGGATAATGGAAAGGCCGTAGGCACTGCCAGAATGTCAAGCGTGATCCGTAAATTGGACGCGGCAAGCTACGATATCTATTCCGCTGTAGTCTCCCAGGCCGAGGCCGAGAAGAAGGCCAGAGAGAAGCTACTTAAATCATTGTCTAATACTTGTGGTCTGTGTTACCAGACGGGGCCATGCCTGTACATAAGGCAAAACGGCCATCCGGGGTGGGAGGGCAGCAAGTGCAGAGGCTTTGCCGCTACTATTGGTGAGGAACCAGCGGAGCATTGCAAGGAATGTGAACAGTGGTGTTATTTTGAGGCAGCTGGCCAGGAGCCTATTGAACATAGAGGTTGCTCAGGTGAGTGCGATTATTGTGAGGACTCAGATACTTGCGAGCAGAGTGGGTTTTATGACAATTAATATTTTTCTGGAGAAAGGAAAGTAAACAATGATAAAAGGAAAAGCAAAGTTAGAGTTTGGAACTGGTGATATTCGGATGACAAGTGCGTTAAGTAATGGAATTGGTGCACTATGCTGCATTACACAGGAGCCACACGAGATTGGCGAAAGAGTTCCAGTTGAGGATTCTTGGAATGTGGATCAGGCAGAGGTGGTCTTGACATTTACGAAACCGGAAAGTATTGACGCGCTTATAGATGAGTTACGGGACGCAAGAGCAATGATGGACGGCACGTATCCATTCGAAGAACAGAATTATCGTGAAGGTATTCTTGATTTTGATGCTTTTATGAAAAATTAAGATTTCAGGAAGGAGTAAATTGTAGAAATGATACAACATAAAACTCCTAAAAAAGAAAAAGGAGCCAGAAAAAAGAGACGACTTAGAGAACTTGAACAAGAAAAAGTTGTATTACAGGATATACAGAAATATTTCAACGGGAGAATAAACGCCGAGATAATAAGTATTTTAATGAGCAGTTTTAATCTGAATTAATATTTAGCAAATGTGCGGTGGCGGAATGGGTAGGCGCTCAGAGGGTGAGACATGACTTGATAGGCCCTATGAAAAAAATCGTGTTATGTGGGGTTCAAATCCCCACCCGCACTAATAAATATTTAGCTGCCAACGGCTAAGTTGGAGAAATGAGGAAAAATGAAGAAGCTATTTATAAGTCAGCCAATGGTAGACAGAACTGACGAAGAAATATTTGCCGAAAGAGAAAAAGCGATTGCTGAAGCAAAAGACTTGTTAGGCGAAGAGATCGAAGTGATAGACTCCTACACAAATGTACTTATGAATCCTCTCGGTTATTTAGGTTATTCCATAACGTGTCTTTCAAAAGCAGATGTGGCCTACTTTGCAAAAGGGTGGCAGGATTACAGAGGATGTAAAATTGAGCATAGCTGTGCTGTTGATTATGGAATAAAAGTGATCCTATCTGAGTTTGATCCACATAAGACAACAATCGGCAGGAGATTAGATGCTGGATTGTGGGATTAACTTAATATTTTGGAGGTGAACATGGATAAAGCAGAACAGTGGTTGTCTTACGGAAAATGCACAATATGTCGCAGAAAAGAATACTGTAGTAAGCCTTGTAAGGCGTGTAGAAATCGACAGGAATATGAAGTGAGATGTCATGTATCGCAAGCTATGTTCAGAACCATGACTAATTCACAAAACTGATATTTGACCGATTAAGAAAGGAGCTGGAACCTTTCCGGAAAACAGGCGCGCCGGGTTCCTTTTTTGAAAATGAAAGCAATTATGAAATACCCAGGCAGTAAATGGAGTATAGCGGATTGGATTATCAGTTATTTTCCGCAGCACCACAGCTACATTGAACCGTTTTTCGGTAGCGGCGCAGTGCTATTCAATAAGCCGCGGTCCAATATCGAGACTGTAAACGACCTCGACGGAAACGTTGTAAACTTGTTTGAGTGGATCAGGAAAGACCCGGAGCGCCTAGCACGGGAAATATATTACACGCCTTACGCAAGGCAGGTATACGATTCAGCGTTTGAATCGGTACCAGAGGACAGTTTTGGACGGGCAGTGAATTTCTACATACGGCTTAATATGGGACACGGGTTCCGGACCAATGGCGAAAAGGTGGGCTGGAAGAACGACGTACAAGGCAGAGAGCGGGCCTATGCTGCGAAAGATTGGTGTAATCTGCCTGAGAAAATAATGGCGGCCGCTGAAAGGCTGCGAGGCGTGCAAATTGAAAACATGCCGGCCGTGGAATTAATCAAACGCTTCAACCATTCCAATGTATTGATCTATGCGGACCCGCCATATGTTTTATCGGCCAGGCACGGGAAACAGTACCGGTATGAGATGGACAACGGGGCGCAAACTGAATTACTGGAAGTTCTTCACGCCCATAAGGGGCCGGTACTAATTAGTGGATATGATAGCGAGTTGTATAATGACAGCTTACACGATTGGTACCGTGTAGAAACTGACTGCTATTCCCAAATCGCATCAAAGAAGCGTGAAGTGTTGTGGATGAATTTTGCCCCTGCAGGGCAGATGAGCATAAAAGACTTTCTGGAGGTGAGACCATGAGCGGTTTGATTATAGATTGCTTTGCCGGTGGCGGCGGGGCAAGTGTGGGTATAGAAATGGCACTGGGGCGGCCGGTTGATATAGCTATCAATCATGATCCGCAGGCGATTCGGATGCACAAAGTCAATCATCCGGATACGCTGCATCTGACCGAGGATATATTTAAGGTCGATCTTAAAAAGTATGTTGCTGGCCGCCATGTAGCACTTATGTGGGCCTCTCCAGATTGTACCAGTCATAGCAAGGCAAAAGGAGGTCAGCCGCGTAACAAGGGGCTTAGAATTCTGCCATGGGCGGTGTACAAGCACGCTAAAGCAATTCTTCCCGATGTTATCTTGATGGAAAACGTCGAGGAAATACAGCAGTGGGGACCGCTAGACGAGGCAGGGCACCCAATAAAAGAAAGAGCCGGAGAGGACTACAAACGATTCATAGCGGCCATGAAACGATTGGGATATGATTTTGACAGCCGGGAACTGGTAGCGGCAGATTACGGAGCGCCGACAACGCGGAAGCGATGGTATGCAATCTTCCGCAGAGACGGGAATGTGATTACATGGCCGGAGCCAACACACAGTAAGAGCGGAGCAGATGGCCGGCTGAAGTGGCTGGAATGTGGGGATTATATTGATTGGTCAGATTTGGGGCGTTCCATATTTGACCGTCCACGGCCGCTGGCAGATGCCACCATGAAACGGATAGCAAACGGATACGTTAAGTATGTTGTTAACAATCCGCAACCGTACATAGTTAACAATCAGAGCGCCGTTTCCTTTATGATCCAGTATCACGGAGAAACACGGGAAGGTGATTCGCGCGGCCAACTGCTGACGGAGCCGATAAAGACAATTGATACCAGCAACCGGTATGGTCTGGTTACGGCATTTGTCACTAAATTTTATAAATCCGGGACAGGCCAGATGTGCGAGGAGCCATTACATACCATCACCACATCACCGGGGCATTTCGGGCTTATATCTGCATTCTTGATTAAGTATTACGGTACTGGTTGCGGTCAGGAAGCTGGGCGGCCGTTGGGAACGATAACAACAAAGGATAGATTCGGGTTAGTAAATGTGATAACGGACATAGATGGAGAACAGTATATCTTGAAAGATATCTTCCTCCGTATGCTGAAACCAGAGGAACTTAAGAGAATGCAGGGATTTCCGGAGGATTACATACTTAACCATGACATAGAGGGCAAGCCGTACCCCGTCGGGGAACAGGTGGCGCGGATCGGGAATAGCGTGGTGCCGATAATGGCGCAGGCACTGGTATCTGCAAACTGTCCGTATCTCAAAGTCGGCGAAAGAATGCCGAATATGAGGATCGACGACAGCCACGAACAACTACGGTTTGCTTAACAAAACGATCATTTAGAGGAGGTAGAGCAGTGAAAAAAGAAATGGTAATAGAAAAGCTGGAAGAACTCTACGATCAGCTACAGCGTGTAGAGCATGATCAGATGGCAGCTAATGGGGTACAGTGTGCTATCGAGGTCATAAACAATATGCAAGACGATAAAATATCCGATGAGGAGCGGGAAATGAACGAGATTTTAGATTTTTTTAAAAATGAACTCTACAGGGAAAACGAAAAAAAGGAACTGATAGATAAAAGGATCGAGAAGCTGAATGCAATGATTCGGAAGATAGAAAAAGAATCAGCAGCAAACGCCACTGATTCCACAAATTAATCCAGGTTAGACAGAATTGCTTTTTTAAAACCGTTAAGCGCTTCTTGCGTTATAGTTCCGAGTTCGTTTATAGCACACTGTACATCTTCGGAATAACCGCGGTTTTGAAGCTGTTCGAATTGATTATTGAACTTGCTAAGAGTTTTGTCTAAATCATTTGAGAGTGCTTTTTTATCCATAATTGCCTCCAGAAATATTTTAATTTTATTATACATCATATAGGCCATTTATGGAAGTTTGTAAATAATATGGCAATGGCGAAAACGGCGGCAATATAGGGCGTGCGTGAGTAGCCATGTAAGACCATTTTGGCGACGTCAACAAAATGGTAGAGGAGGATTAGAAATGGAACAACTTATTATCGGTGAAACAGACAGAGGTACATATTATGTTAGGCCCATGAGTTGGGCCGGAATCTGGGACAAAGACGGAAAATTAAGCGGATGTAATACGCTGTATGAATCCGAAAGTGAAGATGATTGCAAATCATATGTTAATCGACGGAAGTTACTTGAAATGGTAGCAGATAATCCAGAACTGCCAGTAATCCCGATGGTATCATATGATTGCGTAGCCGATGACTGCGGCTATTGGCTCTCTCGATTCGGAAATGTGGAAATCGGCGAAATCTATGAAGGTGAAGAAAAAGTATATATTAGAGATAAGGACGATTGGAATGAAATTTTCGAGGACATATCTACCGCTTGGGAAGTGGCTAATCTAAGCGACGAGGAAGCGGAGAAAAAGGTGGATTCTCTCGATTGGAAAAAGGGAATTATCGTCTATATCGAATCTGATGTGGGTTAATCGGCAAAATCGAGATTGAGAAAAAATTGTGGAGGAATACACAGAGAAAGGAGCGGCCGCCATGGCAAGACCGAAGAAAGCAGATAGTGAGAAATACATACGGCAGGATATAAGCATGGAGCCGGATCAGTTTAAGAGGCTGATGGCCTATTGTCAGCGAGAAGACCGCTCCATCTCCTGGGTGATCCGCAAGGCGCTGGAAATGTTTTTAGTGTGTAGCGATACGTAGCGTTACACACTAAATCGTAATTTGAAGGAGGAAGTTAGGTTGGTTTGTTATAACAAAGAATGCCCGTATCAAAGAGAAAACGAACACTGCCCTGCAAGGGAAGGCTGTGCGGGATATACGGAGGAAGTGGAGGCGTTAAGATCAGAAAATGAGTATCTACGGATGCGCTTGGCCGAGATACGAGACAAGGTAGATAAGATGGAAGCGCCGGAGGGATTTCCATCGGTATACAACCATGCATACTATGAAGCAAAGGAAGAAGTAAGAAGGATTATAAAATAAGCCGGGATTCATTTCCCGGCAATAAAAAACGAAAGCAAAGAACGTATGTGCGAAAATAGAAAAACGCGGTGGACACCCGGGAAGATGCTTATCACCGCATAGCTATTGCCTGAGTATATTATAACCAACTCAGGCAGGTAAAAGCAATGGAAAATTGTACCAGTTTGAGGAGGGTTAATAATATGACAGAGCAGATCAGAGTTGATGAAGTTGTAACAAACATTATGTATGGATTAACAAATGTGATAGCAGAACAAGAACGATTAAACGAGGCAAAATCCGTATTATATATGGCGCTGCATAATGTACAAATGTATCGTGAGGAGACGGCATTGTCTACGTCGGTAGATAATACCGCTGAATGGGTGCGTATGTTCCTTGCCTCCATGGCTGTAAGAGGCTGCACACCGAAAACGATCACTGCTTATGGGGATTGCTATAAGGTGTTTTTTGAAACGGTTAATAAATCAATACCAGACATTACAAATGGTGATCTCCAAAGCTATTTTGCTTATTGCAAGGTAAAACTTCATAACAAAGATGTTACCATCAATAACAAAAAGAGATATCTCCGTATGCTCTTCGGTTGGTTGACTGAAGAAGAATATATAGCTAAAAATCCGATGTTGAGGATTAGGGATAATAAAGTAGAACACAAAGTCAAGGAAGTATTTGAAGAGGAGCAGATCACCATTGTAAAAGACGTGGCTAAACAGCATAGCAAACGTGATATCGCAATTGTAGATTTCCTGCATCGTACTGGGGTACGTATATCCGAGATGGTAGCGCTTAATCGGGAGGATATCGATTTCTATGACCGTGAATGTATTGTATACGGAAAGGGGCGCAAAGAGCGGCCGGTATACTTCTCGTGGGACGCTTCTGTGCATCTAAGAGAGTATCTGGAGAGCCGGACTGACGATAACCCGGCATTATTCGTCGGAAGCCGTAAACCATATAACCGACTTACAGACGATGGTGTAAGGGCTATGCTTAAGAGCCTCAGTGAGATGGACCCGCGTCTGGAAGGGGTGGCAATTAACCCTCATAAGTGGCGCCGGCAGTTCGTGACAGAGTTGTTGGAAAAGGATGTGCCTCTGACACTTGTTGCTGATCTGGCCGGACATAAAAATATTAATACCACGAAGGATAATTATGGAAACTATAACCGAAATAAGGCAAAAGAAGCACACAGAAAATATGTGAGATAAGGAGAATAGAATGCGTGAAAGAATGTATGAAATTTATGATGAGGAAAAGTTTATTGGAAAATTAAGCGCTGATGAAGCTGCAAAAATTATTGGTACTACGATCAAATGCGTTTACGCTGCGGCATCTGGAGGTTATAAATTAAAGCGTAGATATAGCATAGTTCCGGCAGAAGACGAGTGCATTACTAAAAATATTACGCAAGAATTATGTAGAGAGTGGGACAAAACAAGATTAAAAATTTTACATAAAGGAAGGGTAAAAATATGATTTTAAAGAATGGTGAAGGATATCCGGACCCGACGGCATACCGAGCAATTAAAGAGGCAGACCGGCCGCCGAAGCCAGTAAAGGACGTGATAAATATATTGCGTACGGTGGCGAGCCTGGCAGGGTTTGAAATTATAGGAAAGATACATCTTAAAGACAGAGAGACAGGGAGGGTATGGTAATGGGATATAATATCACAAGAGAAGCATGGAAAATCATAGAAATTAAGATTAGACGGTATCCAGAGAATAAAGCTGAGTATGAAGAAGTTGTAGATTCCATTATGAACCATAAACAGGGAAGTGACGGGCAGCCAAAAGGAACAGATATCGGAAATCCAACGGAACGCCTGGCAATTAAACTGGCAGAGGAACCACGATTACAAAGATTGAAAAGAGAAGTAGAAGCAGTAGAAGCAGTGTATAATAGCCTGAAGCCAGAACATCAAAAAGTGATAAGAGTAAGGTTTTGGTCCTATCGGTATCAGAATATGCGTTATTTTGACATGGAAAGAGCGACCAGCTATAGTGATATACAAATGCGGCGGATTGTAAAAAATTTTATTAGAAATGTAGGAGAAAGACTAGGGGAAATATAAAAGATGATCGCTATGAGCGTGTCAAGTGTGATATAATGACATTAATCAAATTAGGGCTTCCGGAAACGGGGGCCTTTTGTTATGCCTTTAGGGAGGAAAAGGTGAGTGAATGAATACGATGGAACCCATCCGGGATAAAGAAACAATTATTGATATAGCGGAATATCTACGGAAAAACAGTGAGAGAAATTACGTTATGTTCCTTTTTGGGATTTACTCAGGGCTAAGGATATCTGACGTTTTAAAATTCCGTGTACGTGATGTGAAAAATAAAAGTGACATTGTTTTGAGAGAGAAAAAAACAGGGAAAGAAAAAAGATTTCCGATTAATCGTGATTTAAGGAAAGCACTTGACCATTATATAGCTGGAAAAGATGATTATGAATTCTTATTCGCAAATCCGCGTAGCAGCAAGCCAATCACAAGGCAACAGGCTTACAATATTATCTCAGATGCAGGTAAAAAGTTTGGAGTAGAGAAGATCGGTACACATACGCTGCGCAAAACATTTGGGTATCACGTATACCAGTCTACAAAAGATGCGGCCATGCTGATGGATATTTTCAACCATGCAGATATTCATACCACCTTGCGATACATTGGAGTTAATCAGGATCAGAAAGATAAGGTATATAATAAGCTATCGTATTTTCGGTAGTTTCTTTTTATTTTGACTATAACTTGTCATAAAATGGCACTGTAAAATCGGTACTATAAAAATCGGCGGCATTAATTAGTAGAAACAGGATCACGGCACACTTTACAAAATAGCAGATATGTCAAGTGTGAAACACATAAAAGTCATACTCATAATTAAAACCGGCGCATGAAACCCAGGGCGTTGGTCCTCCTGAAAGAAGGTGAGTTAATGAAATTTATTATTGAAGATGATGATGGAAAGAGAATTGAATGTCAGGAAGTAAAGGTGCTTAATATACCTGATAGTATTCTTGTATTCAAAAGTATGAGACGTCTAAGTGAAAAATATATCAATGAGTTCTGCGAAGATATGAAAAAGAGAACTGAGCACAACTGCATTCTGTTGGAAGGAGACACAGACCTTGTAGCACAGATCACGCCAACAGTAGAGGGAAAGGAGAGGTAACCATATGGCAAAGAAATACGCACAGGCGTTCTATCACTCGAAAAAGTGGAAGGACTGCCGGAGGTCATACATACACAACAGAATCATGATTGATGGCGGAATGTGCGAGAAGTGTCACGAGCGACTGGGATACATCGTACATCATAAGGTTAGAATAACACCTGATAACATTAACGATCCAGAGATCACATTGAACTGGGACAACTTAATGTGGGAGTGCAAGGCATGCCATGATGAAGAGGAAGGACATGGACTAAACAAGAAAGCGGCTCTACTGGTTTCATTTGATGAATTTGGTCAGCCGATTCCGCTGACTCCCCCCTTAAATTGAGGTGTGGGTGGTTTCTAAATTCACCGTGTCCCCAGATTTATTTAATACACAGGTCGTACGTAAAGGGGGTGTGGTATAAACGTGTACACAGACAAGGAATTTGAAGCGGAAGCAAGGAAAAGAGAAGAGGAAGTTGACAGCATTGGCAACTATTTGGAGAAAGTAAAACGGATTAAGCGGGAGACAAGCAGATTAAAAAAACTCTTTGCAAGCATAGATGAGAACAAAAAGAAGCTTGTATTTACCACCATTGAGGACATTGCTTTCATGACAATTACAATGCAGGATCTCCGAGAAACGATTAACCGTGAGGGGACGACCGTGGAGTACAAGAATGGAGAGAATCAGTATGGAACCAAACAGAGCCCAGAGGCACAGTATTATTTGCAGCTTTCGCAAAGACAGACCCAGGCTATGAAAATACTGGTTGATTGTCTTCCAAAAACAGAAAAAAAAGTGGTTGTGGAAGACGACGGCTTCGATGATTTTGTAAACGGGAGGGAGGATGTTTAATGGCCGGCAGAAAGAAAGTAGTCTATCCATTAAGCTATAACCCGATCCTGGAATATTGGAACCTGATAGAATCAGGGGAAGAGGTCGTATCAAATAAAATACATGAGTGGTACAAGCACCTCGCCTGGGAAGTCAATAATCCAGGCGAGTATTTTTATAGTCCGGCAAGGGCAAACCATGTCTTGGAGTTTGCGGAGAATTACTGCAAGCTATCCAAAGGTGCCGGTGCTGGTAGTCCGGTGCGGTTGGAACTTTGGGAGAAAGCGCACCTGGCTGCAGTGTTTGGCTTTGTGAATATCAATGGTTTTCGTCAGTGCAGGGAGTCAGTGTTAATCGTCGGAAAGAAAAACGGGAAGTCCCTTCTGGCTTCCATCGTTGGCCTGTATATGCAGGTCGGAGACGGGGAACCGGGGCCGGAGGTTTACGCGGTTGCCACGAAGAGAGATCAGGCGAAGATCATCTGGACAGAATCAAAGCGAATGGTGAGGAAATCGCCGGCACTTTTGAAGCGCATTAAGCCATTGGTCGCGGAGCTGTCTTCCGAGTATTTCAATGATGGGATTTTCAAGCCGCTGGCATCTGACAGCGATACGCTGGACGGCCTTAACGTACATTGTGTTTTGATGGACGAAATCCACCAATGGAAGAACGGAAAGGCCCTTTACGATATCATGGCCGACGGCTGTTCGGCCAGAGACCAGCCGCTTGTCTATATTACCTCCACGGCCGGAGTAATCCGGGAAGATATCTACGATGCGAAGTACGAAGAGGCTGAAAAAGTTATCAATGGCCTGTTTGACAGTGTGGGGTACAAGGATCCTCATTTCTTCCCGTTTATTTATGAGTTGGACAGCCGGAAAGAATGGACGGATCCGAAATGCTGGAAGAAAGCAAATCCGGGCCTTGGAACCATAAAGAAGCAGTCAACCCTTGCGGCAAAAGTGGAGAAGGCGAAGGATAATCCAAAGCTTGTTAAGAATCTGGTTTGCAAGGAATTCAATATCCGCGAGACTTCTTCCGAGGCTTGGCTGACATTCGAACAGTTGAATAACACGGAGCTGTTCGATCTCGAAGCGCTGAAACCGCGTTATGGCATCGGGGGAACCGACCTTTCTAGCACCACGGACTTGACGAACGCCACCGTAATATTCATGGTACCGGGAGATGACAGAATCTATGTGCTGCAAATGTATTGGCTTCCGGAAGATCTGTTAGAGCAGCGCGTAAGAGAGGATAAGATATCTTATGACTTATGGGCTGAACAGGGATTGTTGAGATTAAGTCCAGGAAATAAGGTACATTACAAATACGTCAAAGAGTGGTTCGAAGAAGTGCAGAACGAACTTGACATCTACCTGTTTAAGTGTGGGTACGACTCGTGGTCAGCATCGTATTTTGTGGAGGATATGAAAAACACCTTCGGACTCACGACGATGGAACCCGTTATTCAGGGCAAGAAAACGCTGAGCAGTCCGATGAAGTCCCTTGGAGCTGACTTGGCAAAAAAGAGAGTGGTTTATAACAATAATCCGATTCTGAAATGGTGTCTGACAAATACCTCGGTTGATGTTGATAAAAACGACAATATTCAGCCATGCAAAGGGAATCAGGGTACGCGACGAATTGACGGTATGGCCGGTCTACTGGACGCATATGTCACACTGGAAAACCATCTGGAAGAATATCTGAGCATAATCTGACGGAAAGGAGGAGAAGAATGCGAATAATAAACTTTTTTCAAAATATCGGGAAAAGCACTGTTTACAAAATGATCACCGAGCAGGGAAACGGCTTTTTTGCGTGGAATGGAAAACTATATGAATCCGATATTGTCAGATCATGCATACGGCCATATGCGAAGGCGGTCGGGAAGCTGATAGCAAAGCATGTCAGAAATGACGGGAAATCCTTTTCGGTGAATCCTGAACCGTACATACGCTTTCTACTGGAGGAACCGAACCCATATATGTGCGGCCAGGTGATGCAAGAGAAGGTGGCGACACAGCTTGCACTAAACAACAACGCCTTTATTCTGATCGTACGGGATCCTAATGGAATACCGGAACAGCTGTACCCGATTCCAGCCGCCGGTGTGGAAGCAAAGTATGAAAATCAGGAACTATACCTTAAGTTCTACTACCTGAACGGGAAAACGTCCATGTTCCCATACAGTGAAGTGATTCACCTACGGAATGATTTCAACGATAATGACTTGTTTGGAGATTCCCCCAAAGAAGCCCTGGAACAGCTTATGGACATCGTATCAACTACGGATCAGGGAATCATAAAAGCAATCAAAAACAGCGGTGTGATCCGATGGCTGTTAAAATTTAACTCGTCTATGCGGCCGGAGGATCTAAAAAGTTCTGTTCAGGAATTTGTGGACAACTATTTAAGCATTTCCAGTTCTACGTTTGGCGCTGCCGGAGTCGATTCCAAAGCGACAGCGGAGCGGATCGAGCCAAAGGATTACGTCCCCAATGCTTTGCAGATGGATAATACCAAAAAGAGGATCTATGCGTTTTTCAATACGAATGAAAAAATCGTCCATGCAAATTACACGGAAGATGAATGGAACAGCTATTTTGAATTGGTGATTGAACCGCTCGCCGGGCAGATGTCAGGAGAGTACACAAGGAAATTATTCAGTCGGAGGGAACGAGGCTGCGGAAACAAAATCTATTTCGATGCAGGAAACCTACATTGTGCCAGCCTGTCAACAAAACTGGCTTTACAGGCCATGGTAGACAGAGGAGCCCTAACACCGAACGAATGGAGAGAAACGCTGAACTTAAGTCCGGTGCCTGATGGAGATAAGCCACTGCGAAGACTTGACACACAGACAGTCAACCAGATCAAGGGCCTCATGGCCCAAATGAATCTGGATAACGTAAATGAAACGAGGGCCGGAATCACGGCGCTATTAGAAGGGGGGGAGAAGAGTGGCAAAGCGAATTGATGTGAAGGGGCAGATCATTGAATCTGGGAATGAATGGGTATATGACTGGCTTGGGTTAGAGAGCACATCTCCAAAGAAAATTATCAAGGCTTTGCAAGAGGCCGGAGGCGAAGACGTTGAAATCTATATCAATTCCCCTGGCGGAAGTGTATTCGCAGGGTCAGAAATCTACACAGAACTGAGGAATTATTCCGGAAGGAAAGTGATTAAGATTACCGGAATCGCCGCAAGCGCCGCGTCAGTGATTGCGCAGGCCGGAGAGTGCGAGATCAGTCCAACCGGAATGTTCATGATCCACAATGTCAAGACATCTGCTTCGGGAGACTACCGGGACATGACCAATACCGGAGACGCCTTGCGGGCAGCGAATCAGTCCATTATGAATGCGTACATAGACAAGACTGGAATGGATACAGCATCATTACAGGACTTGATGGACCGCGAAACTTATTTGTCGGCACAGCAGGCCGTAGAACACGGATTTGTCGATAGAATTATGTTTTCCGACAGCGCCATCCCGATGCAAAACGCATTTGGAGGAATTCCGCCGGAGACAATCGAAAAATTAAGAAATATGATTAAAGATCCGGGACAGAACCCCCCGGATTTTTTAATACACAAAGCACAGGCCGAGTTACGGCTGAAATTGTTAAATCTGAAAGGAGACAGAGGTAATGAATAGAAAAGAATATGAGGAAAAAAGACAGGCACTTATCAACGAAGCGGAGACGTTTATCAACGAGGGAAAGTTGGAGGAGGCTAATAAGAAAATGGAGGCCGTGACGGAGCTGGATAAGAATTTTGAAGCAGCAGCCAAAGCAGAAGCGAACTTAAGGGCATTGTCCACGCCGCCTCTTCCTCTTTCCGGAGTCGGTGACGGCGCTTCCTTTGGAAGAGGAGACGGCGAAAGCTCTGAAGATATGTACGATTCCGTGGAGTATCGGAAAGCATTCATGAATTATGTCCTTAAAGGAACAGCGATTCCGGAGAAGTTCAGGAATGCATCTGCCACAACAAAGACCACGGATGTAGGTTCCGTAATCTCTCCGACCGTAGTCAACCGGATCGTGGAAAAAATGGAGTCCATGGGAATGCTGCTTCCGCTTGTGACCAGAACTTCCTTCGCTGCCGGGGCTACGGTTCCGACGTCCAGCGTGAAGCCGGTAGCAACATGGGTAGCGGAAGGCGGAACCAGTGACAAGCAGAAGAAGACAACCGGACAGATCGACATTAAGGGATATAAGCTGAGATGCGCAATTGCCATGACACTGGAAACTACCGTAATGTCCTTGCAGGTATTCGAGACAGTCTTTGTTAAAAGCGTGTCTGAAGCAATGGTAAAAGCACAGGAAACAGCATTTATCAGCGGTACCGGTGTTGGACAGCCCAAAGGCGTGTTGACGGAAACTGTGGAAGCCAGTCATAATATTGACCTGGCCGTGAATGCTGATCCGACATACCAGACGCTTGTAGAGGCAGAAGCCGCTCTCGATTTGGCCTACGAAAACGGAGCCGTCTGGAATATGACAAAGAAAACCTTCATGAAATTTATTGGAATGGTTGACACAAACAAACAGCCGATTGCCAGGGTGAACTATGGAATTAACGGAAAGCCTGAGAGAACGCTCCTCGGCCGCCGGGTAGTCTTAAACGATTATATGACAAGCCTTGGGGCATCCATTGAAGCGGATACCGTAGTAGCCTTCCTCTTTGACTGGTCAGATTACATGTTTAATACCAATTACAACATGGTGGTTAAAAGTTATGAAGATAACGACACAGAGGACCAGATCACCAAAGCAGTTATGATATGTGACGGAAAGGTAATTGATAAAAATTCCCTGGTTACGATCACGAAGAAGAAAGCGAGCGCCTAAAAAGGGGGTGCGGCAGTATGCTTGAAAAGATCAAACTATCAATGAGAATAACACATAATAAGCTGGATTATGATATCAGTGCCAATATAGACGCCTGCCTGTGTGATCTGACACGGGTGGGCGTTGTTACTGCCGAAAAAGAAAACGATCCTCTTATTATTAAGTCAGCAGAGTTGTATTGTAAATGGCAGTATAACTATGATGGCGGTGCTGAACGTTACGAGCGGGCTTATGTGGCCCTGAGAGATTCCCTGAGTCTGTGTGGTGATTACAATGCGAAATGATGTCTGTGTGCTGATTACATCAGTTCCGGAAGGTGTAGAAATAATTCATCATGAAACAGAAGTGTTTTGTGAAATAAAGAGTGTAGTGCGAAGTGAATTTTTTGCGGCTTATGGAGTCGGTCTTACACCTAAACTGACTATTAGTATTAATCCAGATGATTATAAAGTATGTATCATGACAATCGGTAATCAGAAATATCGGCCATCCCAAATCCGGTATGATGGAGAACTGTATATTATTATTAGGGCATTCCAGAAAAATATTGGAGAGATGGAGATAACCGTGAGGTGATGAGATGGATGTAAAGTTCGATTATGAGCAGGGAATATTTGAGATCGACCAGATGCTTGCACAGATGCCGAAAGGACTCGAAAGCCAGGAACGTCCGCTGCTCCGGAAACTCGGTACTATCGTCAAAGGAAAAATAAAAAAGTATCTCCATAGTAGTGATATTGAAGCGCGCTCAAAAGAAATACCACCCTCCAATTATGACGGCAGCCGACCGTATGAACATGCCAGGGATGATGTAACCGCAGATGTACGGAAAGATAAAAATGGGATGCTGTATGCAAGTATACGTGGAGGAAAAATGACCGGATATAAGTGGAATAAGATAAATGACGGCCATTTTGCACGTGACGGCCATACCTGGGTGCCAGGGAATCAATTTATGGATAAGGCCATGAGAGACGCACAGAGAGAAGTGGAAAAGACCATTGATGATATGGTAAAGAAGGTAATGAAATGACGGTAGAGGAAATTATAAAAGCAGAATTGAATATTCCGGTACTGAAAGAGCCTGATCCGCTACTTCCGGCCTGCGCAACCTATATAGATTATTATATTGCTTCAGAGCTGAACGGAGATGGAACCGGTCAGGAATGGGTAAGCAGTTATGAGGTGGATCTATGGTATGTGGAAAGAATGGCGCTTGATGAGGCGGTAAAAAAAATCATGAAGGCAATCGGGATGCCAGAATACTCCATACCGGAGGTAGAGAAAAGCTGTGATCCGGCAGCGAAACTATGGAGAGCGATAATTAAATTCGAGAAAATGGAAGGTGATATTTGTGACTAGCAAAAGTACAAAATCAAACAGAATCAATGTGAAAAATCTGAAATACTGTCTACTGACGACAGACGATAGCACTGGTACAACGTATGGAGAAGTAAAAGGCTTTGGAAAAGCCATGCAGATCCAACTTACTCCCAGCGTGTCGAAAGGGGAATTGTATGGAGAGGGAGTAAAAGAGGAGGATGTTTCTATCCTTAATGGCATTGCGGTTGTGGTTGATGTAAATAAAGTATTTGCAGAAGTAAGAGCTGAAATATGCGGAAATTCATTTAAAGACGGCGTCGTTGTAGAAGCAGCCGGTGATGAGCCGCCATATATTGCACTTGGGTATGAGGTAGAACAGACTGGAGGAAAAAGTGAGTTTGTATGGCTTTTAAAAGGACAGGCACAGCCGATCAATTCCACAAATAAGCAGTCTGAAGGTAATATTACTTTTTCAACGGACAGTGTTACTATAAACTTTATTCCGCGAGAAAGCGATAAATGGTTGCGCTTTTTTGGTGATGCGGCGAATCCGGAGTTTACAGATGCTCAGGCTGCTAAATGGTTTACAACAGGACCGAGTACATACCCGGCGAAGGGGGCATAAGAATGAAAACGATAATGGTAGAGCCGGCGCAGGAAATAGAATTAATTGATCCTGTAGAAAATAAAAAATACCATGGTTTTTGTAATATGCGCAGCCTTCTTGAATTTCAAAAAATAATGAATAAACTGGAAATTAATCTGGATTCCATGGAAGACACCAATATTCTGCCATGCTGTGTCTATGCCATTTTTATGCCAGAATCGGGAATATCATACGAGGAGGCTGTACTTCTTTCTGACCGAATGGGAATGATGTCTGGACGGGAAGTGGTGGAAACGTTTATGGAGTCTCTATACACAATGATGGACGAAAGGCAGAAAGAACTTGCAAAAAAAATAATGGCTCGGTATGTAACCATAAAGCAGATGAAGAGATAGATTTCCATATTGATTATCTCTATTATACCTACTGTATAAAAATGGGGCGTACCGAGCCTGAATTTTGGAGTTCACCACATAGAAAAATAATTGCAATGGTTGATATGTATACAGATGAGTTGGAAACGCGGGCCGCGGCGGCAGAGGGGACGGAATACGAATCAAAATATTTCCGATGCAGCAGAGAAATAAACAGTATGACAGAAATTGAGGGGTTTGGAAATGGCGGGTACTTATAAAAAAACAATTGTTCTCGGCCTTGATTACTCACAGTTTACCGGTGGAACTGCCGAGGTATCCCGGCATATGGGGCTGCTGAATTCAGAATTTAAAAGAGCTTATGAAGAAGCAAAAGTATACGGTACGGAAACCGATCAGCTTAGAATTAAGCATGATTATCTGTCTCAAAAAATCGAACTCCAGAAACGCAAAGTGGAAGAGGCACAGAAGGCTCATGATAAAGCAATCTTAACGGAAAAAGAAGGCAGTAAGGCAGTTGTGGCGTTGAGTAAATCCCTGGCAGACCAGGAGACAGCACTTTACAAGCTGGAAGGGCAGTTAAAAGAGGCGGATAAAAAGTGCGAAGATTTGAAAGATACAAATGAAACATTCGGGGATTCGATCAGGAATGTTGCGGACGCAATTGGACTACAGGCGAATCCTATGTTGGAAAGTCTTGCTTCCCACTTTGATGATACAAAAAAAGAAGTCGGAGAGGCGATTGTTATAGTCGGAGCGTTGGTAACAGCATACGGTGACCTTGCTATTGAACTGTCTAAGACGGCGGATAATCTCCTTACTATGTCTTCGACAACGGGATTGTCCACGGACACCTTACAGGAGCTGCAGTATGCTTCTGAATTTGTCGATGTATCAGTTGAAACCGTAAATGGATCTATGACTAAGATGATCCGTACGATGGGGCAGGCAAGAGACGGAAACAAGGACTTGCAAAAAGAATACGCACGTCTTGGAGTCCGGTATAAAGAACATGACGGGGAACTCAGAGATTCAGAAGCCGTTTTTTATGATGTTATTGATGCGCTTGGAAAAATACAGAATGAGACAGAACGTGACGCAAAGGCTATGGAAATTTTTGGAAGATCGGCAAGGGATTTAAATCCACTTATCGAGGCGGGAAGCAGAAGATTAAGGGAACTTGCCGAAGAAGCACATAAGATGGGGTATGTCCTAAGCAATGAAACCCTTCAGGAGGCTGGGGCACTCGATGATGCTATGCAGCGTATGAACCGCAAAATGGAGACACTAAAGCTGCATCTCGGGGAATTTCTTGTTCCGCTGCTGACAGATTTTGTGGATCTGCTATCCTCTATTCCTACACCGGTATTAATTGGGATAGCAGTATTCGGGACCCTAGTTCTCGTGATCGGTTCGGTATCAAAAGCAGTTATGGCTTATACAGTAGCAAGCAACGCTGCCGCTATTGCAAATACAATGATGGGGGCAACTGGGGGAGCGGCAACGGCTGGAATGCTGCCATTATTGCTTATTCTGCTTGCGATCGCGGCGGCTATTGCTTTGATTGTTGGAGGAGCGTCAGCGGTCGGTGACGCCATGCGGGAAGTTAAAACGTCAACGGAGGATTTGGTTAATACATCAAAATCCACTGTAAACGGTACGAAATATTATGCTTCCGGAACTGAGTATACTACTGGTGAAGAAGCCTGGGTCGGAGAACACGGTCCTGAGTTGGTGCGGCTGCCGCAAGGTTCCAGAGTCGTGCCGAATAATGCTGTTAAAAGTGGGTCCGGGACCGTTAATGTATTTTACTGTACCATTGATGCCCGAGAAGTTGATGATTTTAACAAAGTCGTAAAGCTGGCCCAGCAGGAAAGCCAGGCATACCGGACAGGAAGGAGAACGATATAATGGCAGAACAGACAATCCAATGTACAGGGGATACATTTATCAGTCGTTATTCCGGGAGCGATAATAACTATGGCAGTGCAGAACTTGCAATGTGGAGAGAGATCAGTGCATCAGCCTTTATGGGAATCTTTGTTCAATTCAATTTCCCTGCATTTGATAACAAAGAAATTGTGTCAGCGGTTATAAGACTGCATAACAAAATAAAAGTGAAAAACAGTATCATAGGATGCGCACAATATAATATCCCGGATATCTCTAATCTTACAGGTAATTTGTTTTACAACAAGTATCTGGACAGTGATATAGCATGGTCCCCAACCGAATATGAAACCAAAGCCACTGTGGAGGATAACAACGAATGGATTGAATGGGATGTAACCAGTATCGTAAAAAATAATGTCGGAAAGAATAACGTAGTTCTGGCTGTTTACAGCATTGATGATAGGGTGGTACCAAACTTATCTTGGAAGTTTACAAGCAAGGAGGGCGGAAAGGCCCCATATATCAATGTAGTATACAACAACGCGGTTCCTAGCCTTCCGACGATTCTATATCCTAACGGTGACGTAATTGAGAAAAGCGGAAGCATTACGTTTCAGTGGAAATATAATTCGCTTTACGATACAGGACAGGCGAAGTTTGAATTTGGCTGGCGTAAGCAGGGAGAAGCTGCATGGACCACAGTCACGCAGAATACTTCTGAGCAGTCCTATACGATGGAAACGGCTGCAATATCTATCGGAAT